AAGAGCAGCAACTAGACCTGATGGATCAGAAAGAAGACAGTGGGACGACGATTGTGATTGAAGACAACGCGACCACAGATCCTAACACGACGGTTACACCTGCTACGGACCCTAACACGACGGTTACACCAAGTACGACGGTTACACCAAGTACGACAGTTACCCCTACTACGAACACTTCGACTACTGTAGGTACAACGGTAGTTGACGTAGACGATATGGAGGATCCTGAAGAGACAGAAGTTGACGTGGAGGTCGTAGACGACGATACCGTTCGTCCGATTACGACTGTAACGGATGACGGTAGAACAATTACCGAGTGCCCAGAAGGTTATCGCATGGTTGAAGGTACGGATGGTCCGTACTGCGTGGTTGACTTGACTCAGAGCTACACTCGTCAACGTGCGGGTCGCGGAATTGAAGCGTACACAGGAATCGCGACTAAGGGACAAAAGGGACCGGGTCAGAAGAAGAAAACTGTGACAAAAACAACACAGAAACGTAGACCAGTGGTTACTAGAAGAGTATGAGCCTCCAAGCCTTACCAGAAGAAGCCTTAAAAGAGATCTTAGCCTTAACCGAGGCTAAGAAAAGACTAGATTTGAGGGAAAAGGCGCAAGATTATTTCATGCCCTTTGCCCACCACGTCTACGAGAACTTTATCGAGGGCCGACACCACCGAATTATTGCCGAAAAGTTGGAAAAGGTCGCAAAAGGCGACCTAAAGCGACTTATTATCAACATGCCGCCGCGTCACTCTAAGTCGGAGTTTGCGAGTTTTTTGATGCCTGCGTGGTTTTTGGGTCGAAATCCGAAGCTAAAAATCATTCAAGCGACCCACAACACTGAACTTGCGGTCAGATTTGGTCGAAAAGTGCGGGATTTGATCGACGATCCGGCCTATAAAGAGATATTTCCTGACACAAGCCTGAAAGAAGACAACAAAGGTGCGGGTAAATGGCAAACATCTGCGGGTGGTGAGTACTTTGCTGCGGGTGTTGGTGCTGCGGTAACGGGTCGTGGTGCGGATTTGTTCGTAATTGACGACCCTCACTCGGAACAAGACGCGCTTTCGGAGACTGCATTCGACCATGCGTACGAATGGTACACCTCTGGACCCCGTCAGCGTCTCCAACCGGGCGGTGCAATCATCATTGTTATGACTCGATGGGGTAAAAAGGACCTGACAGGCCGACTTTTGGCTGCTCAAGGCAGTGATGTGATGTCAGATCAGTGGGAAGTTGTGGAATTTCCTGCCATTTTGCCCTCTGACAAGCCGTTGTGGCCTGAATTTTGGGAAAAAGACGCACTTTTGTCGATTAAAGCGTCACTTCCTGTACAAAAATGGAATGCGCAGTGGCAACAAACGCCAACAGCGTCGGATTCTGCGATAATTAAGCGAGAATGGTGGCAACCTTGGGAAAAAGAAGAGATTCCACCTGTAAAATATGTACTTCAAGCGTATGACACGGCGTTTTCGAAGAAAGAAACCGCTGACTACTCTGCAATCACGACTTGGGGCATCTTCGAGCCGGACGAAGGGGGCCCAGATAACATCATTTTGCTAGATGCCCGACGAGGGCGTTGGAATTTCCCTGAACTCAAGGAGGTTGCATATGATGAGCAGGAATACTGGGAACCAGACATGGTGTTGGTCGAAGCAAAAGCGACGGGTACACCACTTATTGACGAGTTGCGGTTACGCGGTATTCCGGCACTGGGGTTCTCACCGGGCAAGGGGAATGATAAGATAACGAGAATGCACATGGTTGCGCCGTTGTTCGAAGCAGGGGTCGTATGGGCTCCTTCGGATAAAAAGTTTGCAGATGAGGTCATTGAGGAGGTAGTATCATTTCCAAATGGCGATCATGACGACTTTTGTGATAGTATGACGCTAGCACTGATGCGTTTTCGGCAGGGAGGGTTTATATCCCTTCATAACGAGATGGAAGACGAAGACTTAACATACCGTCCTAAACGGGAGTATTACTAATGGCGTTGCCACCTATTGTAGATTCAGGAATCACACCTGAAGACATGTTGCCCACAGAAGCATCGGTAGATGTGTCTGTGCCAGTACCTGAAGATTTTGCAGGCGGGGCAGAAGTTATTGATGATGGGCAGGGCGGTGCGTTAGTGCAGGCTTTGGCAGAAGCTTTTATGGAAGAGCAGCAACCACAGCAAATAGATCACAATGCTAACTTAGCGGAGTATTTAGATGAAGGTTATCTTGGAGAAATTTCGACAGAGCTTCGAGCTTCTTACGAAGAAGATTTGGACTCTCGTGGTGAGTGGGAAGAAACTTATACTAAAGGTCTTGATCAGCTTGGTGTCAAGTATGAGGAACGCACTAGACCGTTTGAAGGTGCGTCTGGAGTCACACATCCGCTGATTGCGGAAAGTGCGACACAGTTCCAAGCACAGGCATACAAAGAGCTACTACCGTCAGGTGGGCCTGTTAAGACACAGGTTATTGGGCTGCAAGACCAAGCGCGTGAAGATCAGGCGATGCGGGTCAAACAGTTTATGAACTACCAGATCACAGAGGTGATGGAAGAGTTCGACCCTGATATGGATCAGTTGTTGTTCTATTTACCGTTGTCGGGATCTTGTTTTAAGAAGGTGTACTTCGATGAGACCAAACAACGAGCCGTGTCCCAATTTGTCCCTGCAGAAGACTTGGTTGTTCCATATGCAGCATCTGACTTACAGACTGCCTCTAGAGTCACCCATGTACTGCGGATGGATGCTAATGAAGTCCGAAAAATGCAGGTCTCGGGCTTTTATCGCGATGTTGAGTTAAGTGCTACAGATGAGGATGATGATCCTGTTCGTGATAAAGTAGACGAGTTGCAGGGTACGTCAAAAACGTACACCGATGACATCTACACAGTTTTAGAGATGCATGTTGACCTCGACCTAGAGGGTTTTGAGGACATGGCCCCTAATGGTGAGCCTACAGGTATTGCTCTTCCGTATATCGTCAGTATTGACGAAGGATCGGGGGAGATTCTGTCTATTAGACGCAACTTCGAAGAGAACACTGACCTAGCTCGTAAGATGCAGTACTTTGTGCATTACAAGTTTATGCCGGGTCTTGGTTTCTACGGTTTTGGTCTAATTCACATGATTGGTGGCCTTGGTCGTGCGGCAACGAGTATTCTCCGACAACTGATCGATGCAGGAACTCTTGCCAACCTCACGGCAGGGTTCAAGGCTAGGGGCGGAAGGGTCCGTAATGACGATGAACCTTTACAACCGGGTGAGTGGCGGGACATAGATGCTCCGGGGGGCAACATACGAGATGCGATTCAACCGCTTCCATACAAAGAGCCGTCTGCGACCCTCTCACAGCTTCTAGGAGCCCTTATAGAGGGCGGTAGACGCTTTGTTTCTATTGCTGACCAACAGACTGCCGATAACAACGGTCAGGCTCCTGTAGGGACCACTGTGGCTCTCCTAGAGCGTGGCATGAAAGTCATGTCCGCGATCCACAAACGCCTACACTACTCACAGAAGCAGGAATTCCGCATTCTAGCGCGAATTTTCCGTGACAACCTGCCTCAAGAGTATCCATACGATGTCCAAGGCGGCAACCGTATGATTATGGCGCAAGACTTTGACGAACGTGTTGATGTTTTGCCTGTTAGTGACCCTAACATCTTCTCTATGGCGCAACGTGTTACTCTAGCACAGACTCAGTTGCAGTTGGCGCAATCTAACCCTGAGATGCATAATCTACATGCTGCATACCGTCGTATGTACCAAGCGTTAGAGGTTCAGAATATTGATGAGGTGCTACCACCACCTCCACAGCCGCAGCCTATGGACCCCGCAATTGAGAACGCTCGTGCGTTGATGGGTGAAAACTTAAATACGTTCCCTGATCAGGAACATGAGGTGCATATTCGTTTGCACTTGGCGTTCATGAAGACACCTCTTGTTATGACTTCACCACAGATCATGGGTATTTTCTACGCGCACATTATGGAACACATTTCCCAGAAAGCTCGTATCATGGTCATGGCAGAGATTGACCAGATTATTGGACAAGCAGAGTTGGCAGCGCAGAGTGGAGCGATAGATCCGATGGCAGCGCAGCAACAAATACAAAAAGTGCAGCAAGACATGCAGGATCCTGCTCAATTAGAAAAACTTGTTTCTATGCAGATGGAAAAGATCATGGCAGAGATTCTACCGGATTTGATGCCGCAGGGTCAGGATCCGATGGCAGATCCGCTAGTTCAAATTCGTATGCAGGAACTAAACATCAAACAGCAAGATTTGCAGCGTAAGGCACAAGAGGATCAGGCTCAATTGATGGTGCAGCTACAGAATTTACAACAACGTGCAGCAACGGATGCGGCACGAATCGAGAGCCAAGAAGACATAGCCGCGCAACGAGACGCTACCAATCGGGAGCGAATTGATGTACAAAGAGAGAGTGCGGCACGGAGGAATGCAGGATGACCCCTAATATGATGCCACGTCCTAATGGGTTGACGATTAGACCAAACTTTCCGGGCATGGGAGGTGGTGGGATAATGGGTTTTTTACAGCCCCTGCTAAGTCACATCAACCAAGATTACCAACAGGACACGGTTCAACCGTACGTTCAACAGGTAGAGGATTTAACACGAACAACTTTTCCAGACGTAGAGTTTAATAGACAAGGGCCTCGTTTTCCTTTTCAGCCCGGAGGCGGCTTCCCCGGTTTGCCGGGTGTAGGGAATCCTATGCCTAAACCATTTCCACCGGGCTTCGGTCAAGGGGCTCCGGGTATTTTAGGTTTGTTAGGGCAGCAAACTACTCAACAGGCACAGCCAGTAGGACTGGGTGGGCTTCGATAAGGTGATGATATGGCTATACTTGAGAGCATTGCGGCTGCGAATGCCGCTTATTCGGTCATCAAGACTGCTCTTGGGAATGGCAAAGAGACTGCAGGTCTTATTGGCGCAGTTGGAAAATTTCTTACGGCAGAAGAAGACATAAAACAAGCCGTACAGAAAAAGAAGAACAGTCCATTAACAGCGATTACAGGCGGTGAAGAAGGGGATTGGGAAGAGTTCCAAGCCCTTGAATCTATTAGAGAAAAACGCCGTGAGCTCGAATCACATATCCGTTTGTATGGGGCACCTGGCCAATGGGATAGGTGGATTTCGTGGCAGAATGAGGCGCGTAAACAGCGTCAGGCTGCTCGTAAGGCTGCGGAGGCAGCACATGCAGAAAAAATGGAGAAGCTGCAGATAGCCACAGGAATAGTTCTTGCGGTTACGGCTATTGTTTTAGGTATCTACTATTTGGGTGTCTATATGGGAAGGTGGTAAGAAAATACGTAGTTTT